GGTGCGGCGAAGCCGCACTGCGCCTATCTGTTTGCCAATCGCCGTGCGACTCGGGTCAAAGTGCTGGTACATGATGGGATTGGCGTCTGGCTGGCGGCACGTCGCTTGAACCAAGGTAAATTCCATTGGCCAGGTGTTCGGCAAGGCAGTGAATTGCAGTTGGATACAGAGCAACTTCAGGCCCTTTTGCTTGGCCTGCCTCGGCGTTTTTCAAGGTAG